GGAAACTAATTTCAGATAATATATTTAGTAAAGGTAGTGCAGTCGTAGACAATTTTTTTGATGTAGAGTTTGCTTTAAGTTTAAGACAAAAAATTTTAAATAATTACAAAGACGCTAAACCAACTAATAGATATCCAGATTACATTTTAAAAGATGCGGATGAAAAATTTTTTCCGTCAATACAAATAGCTAATGATTTGTATAAACACATTCAAGAATTAAAAGATACTTACATTAGAAGTTGGGTAGGTGTATATGAAAACAAAGGTAATGGAACTAGCTATCACTATGATTGGGAAAGTCTAGTAACTCTAAATATTTGGCTAACACCAAATGAATGTGTACACGATTTTAATAAGAACGGATTAGTTATACTACCTATACAAGTGCCTGAAGAAATAAAAGCTACTCATAGAAAAGCAGAAGATCCGTTAGCAGCTCAAGCTCAGTTTGTGAATGAATTTATTAGTTTTCACAAACACGTAGAACCAATAGAAATAAAATATAATTTTAACAGAGCTGTTTTTCAAACTAGTTTGTTGCATGCAACAAATGGTGTATCTATGAAAGATGGAGAAGACAACAAAAGAGTATCAATGACAATTCTTTTTAGATAGATGAAAGAAGATTATAAATATATTGAAAACATGTTATCTAAAGATCTTGTAGATTTTTTGACTGATTTTAGTTTACAAAATATTAACGTGGGAGATATACAAGTTCCTAACTCTTCAGCTTTGCATTCAAAAGATTCAGAGATTTATACTCAGATATTATTTCATTTGCATCCCTTAATGGAAATAGAAACTAATTTAAAATTAAAACCAATTTATTCTTACAACAGAATATACTTTGGGGGATCAGAATTACAAAAACACAAAGATAGGGCACAATGTGAAATCAGTGCATCTGTTTCTTTAAACTACAGTTATGAAAATGAAAACTATCGTTGGCCATTGTGTATGGGGGATATGCCTATAGTAATTAAACCAGGGGATGGAGTTATTTATAAAGGGCCTAAAATTGACCACTGGCGACCTATTTTTAGTCAGCCACAAACTAGTTGGCATCATCAATTATTTTTGCACTACGTTGATAAAAACGGTCCTTATGCCGATTTAGAACAAGAACTAAATAAAATTAAGAATAATTAGGATCGTAATCTGCCCAAGTTTTACCTTGAGTATTAGTCGTACCGTTAGCTTCATCATCAGCAACAGCAGCATTAAAATCTCTTACAGCCTCTTCAATTTGTAATTGTCTGGTCTCGCCCCAAACTAAAAGATCAGCAATAGTAGTATTGCCAACTGCATCACTTGTGGCACTAAGTGGTGTATTACCTGTCATCATACCAGTTGATGCATTTTTATTCTGTATTTCGTTTGGACCTAATTCATTCCAAACTACATAGTGAATGGTATCTGGTAACCAATTATCATCCCAGTTTTTGCCTTTGTCTGCCCAATCAATAATAGCTTCATTATCAAGCGCTATGTGTTCTTTGTTAGCAATTACAATTTGTGTAGCCATTACTCATTCTCCTGTTCTTCTATAGTGTTTCCTGCATCAGTCCATTCCTTTATTCTTAACATAATAGGATTATCACTAGGTGTATCAGCAGGAAAAGTAGTTTTTCCACCATTGTCTTCTACAATCATATAAGTATTTATAGATTTAATCAACACAACTTTTTGCATATCTTCTCCATTAATGTTTAATAATATATTGAACTATTACGAAGGGTGAAAAAGAATTTGTGCCAGATGCAGATACAGTTCCTGATAAAGAACCACCTGAATTAGTTACACTAATATTACCTGATAAAGTTCCAGATAAGTTGTGAGAGTGGTTGTGACCAGTTCCTGATCCTGTAGGTGTTAAAGTTCCAAGAGGTGTACTGTTAGCGTTACCTCCTCTTTCTGAGTTGTGGTCACCTACACCAACACCAGCAATTCTTGAAAAACTACCCCTAGGGTTACTTGCGTTGTAACTTCCAATAGTACCATGGTTATGTGAAGCCAACTGTGCACACGTTAGTGACGTGTTATCAATACTACCTGTCATTGTGACAGTTTGGTTTGAAGTAGCTGTGCTTGTAACTGCGGATACTGCTTGGTTGTTTGTAACAGCAACGGTAATTGTATTAGCACCACCTGTGGTAGCTAAGTTAGTTGTACCACTTTTACCTTGTGGAAACTTACCTTGAAGATCTGGAACATTGAAAGTAGTTGAGTTATCACCTACACCGTAAGTAGTTCCTACAACAGCAAATAAATCTGCGTACGTAGTTCTTGATACGGCTGTACCGTCACACAAAAGATAACCTGCAGGAGCCGTAGCTTTACCCCAAGGTTTAATTGTTCCTACTTCACTTCTATTTGTTATATCTTGTAAGTTAGCCATAATTAATCGTTATACTTTAATCTCCAACCGTTGTCACTGTCATTGTACACCAATGCAAAGCCAGAACCACTAGTTGATACTGTTAAATCTGATGTTGCTCCCTGAATCTTGTGACCGTTTCTTCCAACAGTTAAGTTTTCAGCAGCAAAAGTTCCCTCTGCATCGATGAATTTAACTTGATCACCTATAGCTGCAGAGCTTGGTAAATTAATTGTAAAAGCACCGCCCGATGTATCAACAAAAATATTGTCTCCTGCGGATGCTGTATATGTTCCTGTTTTTTTAATCCACGCTTCACCTAAACCAGCGAGCGTAAATATGTCATACCAGTTAGTTCCATCAGTAGAAACTAATCTGTATTTACCATTTGTAATTGTAACTGTGTTTCCAGTCGCGCCTAATCTTGCAGTTACATCAGCGCCACCAGAAATGTTGTTATATAAACCGTATGTTTTTTGTACAGCAGGAAACTGCACGATGTGAGTTGTAGAAATAGTTCCTGAAAAAATTATTTGGTTCTGTCTAGCTTCATTGTTTGCTTGAGATTGTGGACCATCACCAGTAGTTAAAGTTGTAGGGCCTGTGCCAGATAATGTCTTTGCATAAACACCAGCAATAGCAAACTCAAAAACTTGTGAGAAGTTATTATTTGTAATAGTACCCCAAGTTCCAGAATTCTCTCCGGTTGCTTGAAGTTCTATTTTCAAACTTGTCGAATAAGTTGATGCCATTTAATCTCCTAATTTAAAATTTAATGATTATTTTAAAGTTTGTCAAAACTTTTATGCAGCTTTATGAACTTCTGTCCAACTTATTGCGCTGTTTGAGTCATCTACTTGGCTCCAGAAGGTTCCTTGTAAATTACCTACACTACTAGTAACAGAATTGCCGGTGATTGTAAAGCTTACATCTGTACGAATTGATACAGTTCCAACATTTGATGTTAAAGCCACACTTGGGGCTTCATAGCTAGTTTCTTGAGCAGCATCCCCTATACTTGATGTTAATCCTGCAGCTGTGACTGATACCGTTGCACCCGCGGTTACTGTAACATCTCCTATAGCTGGAAATAATGAATCAGTGTTACCAACATCTACAGGAGCAGATCCTGAAGGCACTTCTTCACCTAAAGATATTGTCGTGCCATTACCCGTTAGAGTTACATTAGCATCTCCAGTTAATGTTAGAGATCCTAAAGAAGGTGTTATAACTTGTGGTGCTACATCTATTGTTATTGGTAATGTTCCAGCAGTAGATACAAGCCCCTGCTCAGTAACAACAATTGTTAAATTATTATCACCGGAGATAGAGAAAGTTCCTATTGAAGAAGTTGCAGATACACCTGTCACAAAAACAGATGTGCCTGGAGTTGTTACGGCAGACGTTAATTCAACACCTGTAATTGTTGGTGCTACGTCACCTTGAAAACCTAAATCACCTGGAGAAGAAGTTGCAGATACACCTGTAAGTGCATATTCAGTTTCTAGAACATTCCATAGATTATCACTCCAACCAATAATTTGACCTGTTACTTGATTCGCACCACGACCCCAACCAGATTGGAATACACCAGTTGCGTCTTCTTCACCAAGAGCAGAAGTTAATGCAATGCCTGTTGCGGTTACGTTTGAATCTCCAGTTGCTACTTCAGTTCCTAAAGCAGAGGTTAACGCATTACCTGTTGCAGTAACTTGAGCAATACCAGTTGCCACTGCAGTGCCAGTGGTAGAGGTTAATCCTGTGGCTGTTAAAGTAACATCAGCATTACCTGTCGCTGTCTCTTCACCAGTGGAGGATGTTAGTCCGATGCCAGATAAACCATTTGCTGTGCTTAAAATAAAATCACCATTACCCCAAGAAGATGTGCTCCATCCTAATGGGACAGTAGTCCCTACACCTCTATTCCATCCTGTTAGTAATTGATTGTCTACGATAGTAGGATTAGGCATTGTCCCTGCAGTAGATGTGAGGGCATTGCCAGTTGCAGCATACACAGAAGCCTGTGATGCTTCACCAATATTAGACGTAATTGAAAGTCCTGTGACCCCAAATACGTTTGTGGTAACTAGGGAAACAGTACCAACAGAAGATGTGAGGCCATTACCTGTAGCGTTAACGGGTGCAAAGGTATCCCAAGCACCCGAATTCCAGGTTTGTCGGCCCCATCCTTGAAGAGAGGCCATAAATTATCTCCTATGCTATTCTAATGATTGCAGCGGTTGATTCAGCAGCAGGGAACGTAATTGTAAACGTGCCAGCTGTTGAAGTTTTTACAGCACCGAAATCAAGAACACACACTGATGCGTTTGTTGTCAAACCAGATACAGTTGAGCTGTTATAAATAACAGCGGCTTGTGCAGAAATAGTTGCACTTGTAAATGATATGTCACTGAAATCGCATACAGCAGAATCACCTGATAAAGTTGGAGTTACGGAAGTTAAAGTTCCGCCACCCTCAGAATATGTTCCTGAGTTTGCTACTTCATCAGTTTGTGTAAAAGCAGTTGTTGATTTACTTAATGTAGCTTCGTTGTCATATAGCGCTAGTTTAAAAGCATTCCCCGTCGTAGCCGTAAAATCGTGCAGGCCTTTCAGGATCTCCACTTTGAAACTGTTAGCTACAGCTTGTGTAATTGCCATAATAATCTCCTATGGGTTCCTAGACTCGAGAGGGATACGAATAACGCCATCTCGAAATTCGTCTCTACGGTCACGCCCCATCTCATATGTGGCTAGAGCCTGTACAGACTGATTATACATTTTATCGTAGTATTGTATCATATCGGCTGGACCTTTCAAGTATCCAAGTGCCTCTAAAATACAACCATACAAAAGCACGTTTGGAGCATTCTGACTAACCCAATTCGATGTTGTCGTACTGGACAAGACAGGTGGCTTGTACGTGTATGCGAGCTCTACAGTTAATGCAGCGTTCGGGGTTGGTGCCAACATATGGGTATTATCATCATAAACAGCGTAATACTTGGGAGTACCTGCTCCTGTTGATGTCCTATTTGGCGCAAACTCATTCATAAACGAAATATCTTTTTGTATCAAGAAAGTTCTATTATCTGATCCGTCTATTAATTGTATGTATCTTGTAGCTTCCCAATCACCTGGTAAAGGTAAAAAAGAATTATTTATAGTTAGAGTAGCAGTATCGTATCTTCTATAATATGTAAGATCTACTGTTCTTCTAAGTTTGTCTTCTGTTGAAATAATAAATTGATTAATTATTGAATCTGTCAATACATCAGAAGTTGTTTCTGTATAATCTCTTACATTAGATAATAAATCTGAATAATCTGTCATGACGTGCTCACTGTAACATTTCCAACGTTACTTAGCAATCTTGTTTCTTTTGCGTCTTTTTTAGGTTGCATTCCTACACTTGAAAAACCATTCGTATTTACTCCAATTAATCCTACAAAAACTCTTGACTCTGCTATTTGACCTCTTGCATCCTGTAAAGATTGAGGATCATCTACTCTTGGTAAAGGTTCTAATTGAGGATGTTTTGGTTCAAACTCACTTATATGCACTGTTGAACCATTCCATTCTTTAACCATTTCGTTGTATGGAAAAGCCATACCTGACCTATCAGATATTCTTTGTGCAAACTTTCCCGATGCATATTTAGCCATGCTTATT